GTGACGCGCCCAGCTCTGAGCCTCAAGACGATCCTGAATGTAATAAGCGTTCATGGCTGAACTCCTGAAAATGGCTGTGAAAATAGCGCCCGCGAAATGCCAGGCTGATTAGGAAAACAGGAAAGGGGGGTTAGTGATTCAGGCCGTTACCGCGTCCGTCGAGAAAAACTTCCACGAGCAAATCACGGGTATAAGTGCGCTCGATGCCGCGATGCAGATAAAGCCGTCCGCGTAAATTAGCTGATGCAGTCCAGGTACCATCTTTGTGTTTGACCAGCATTCCTGGCATGACCGCGCCGCGATTAACGGTCTGCGTTCCGTAATGTTGATGAACCATAAAAACTCCTGCCCGTAAACTGGGCTGCTGAACATATAGAGACTTCTGCGCGTATTCAGGCGGTGGATGGCCGCCGGTTGTCATAACTAAGCCGCCTCGTTGAAGCGACTGAGGTATAAAGTGTTGTGTTGATTTCAGCTGGTCACACCGACGTTCACGCGTCCGCTTCACCCCTCGCACTCCCCGGAGCCTGCTGAAATTCAAGCTGCGGATCTAAGCGGTCATCGCAACGGTGAATCAGGTGGTTGCCGTATCGTTGTGTTGTTGCGATATGGTGATAATAGCTATTGCTATTGGTGATATCAATACTTATTGCTATTGGTTGATGTGTTTTGATATTAAATGTTTGATAGCAAAAAGAATTAATTTTGTGACTTGCATCGCATAGCGATAACTGAAGCAGTGGTGTGGTGGTTTTTTGAGCGGTGTGTGATGAGGGGAGGGGACAAAAGAAAACCCGGCACGGTGGCCGGGTTATTAATTAAATTAGTCAGTTTTTTCTACTGTAACATAGAGGCAGCATTCAGCATCTTTTCGTAATATGAACGCATGTCTTCTTTGCTATATGCGTTGATAAGATTATCAGCGTGTTTTTCCAGTAGATTTAGCTGCTGTTTTGCTGACTTTTCTTGTGCTGTCGTTTCAGCGGCAAAAATTACAAATGAATCAATATTTGAATTGTATAATTCGTAGGCTTTAGTAATTGTTAAAACACTTATCGCAGCTTCACCCATTTGTTTTTTTATATTTTCAGAACGAAAATCTAATGTTTCTGTAAGATGGTATTTGCCATTTTTTAACAAAAAATCTGCAACTAACCCTTCTTCATTACTAATTGGATAATTAGCTACGATTTTATGTTGGGAAAGATCTTCAAAATACTTACTGAAAATTCCATGTTGTATAAAGGTGGATTTTAATTCAGAAAAAACCTTTTTTTTCAACTGCTTATGTGGTTGTTTTTGTGGGTTTACTAACCGATTCATTAGATCAGTAACTTTAGCTTCGTAATCTTCGTTGGCTTGAAGAGTGAACATGCCAAATGACGATAACGATAATGCTCCCTTAAAAAGACAAGGAAGAAGTTCAGCATTGTTGATTTTTTGTGACAAATCAAAAAGCGAGGTTGAAAGATCCTCTAAGTAATCTAAGGTAAGATCTTTGTCAATCGCTTTAAGTTTTGAAACTGAATTGAGCATACGTACGTCTATGTCAGAGTCATGGTAAACGATCAAACCAACGTTAATCGTTTCACCTTTCTCTAAGTTCGGTGTAACTCTGATTAAGCTGTATTTGAAAGTTTTCAAGATGTTATCTCCAGTCTTATGGCATTTAGCCTATCGATTCGCTCCTCGCTGTCCCACCACTTCAAAAAATACTCCTTATGCATTGGTGGCATCCATGCTTCAGGCATAGAGTTAAGTATATCAGATATAGTCTCAACTCCAATTTTTTCAATTTTGTCAAGGACAGATAATGCGCACTTTCTCAGATCATCAGTGTCGCCAATGAATTGTTTAGCAATCGTCCAGTTTGTTGTTGTACTGGAGTCTGTTGGTAGTATATGAGGGGTATTTCGTGGCCAGCCTATAACAAAAGAGCTTAGACTAAAATCGAATGTTTTAACTATAACATTGCCTCGGGTGTTTTCCATGTATAAGTAGTTGTTGAGGTGTCTGTCAATGTTATATACAAACTGATCAAATGCATAAATTGCCCAGAGTTGCTTCTTTAAGGATTCAGAAGCATTTGAGAGCAAATTTATCCATTGAGGACTATTGAGACCAGATTTCCAGGCTGAAAACTCTATGCGAGAGCCAAAAACATACTCCCCATTAGCAATACACTTGAGAATTTTGCACACAGGTGTAGCGATGCCGCATTTTTCAGCTAAATTTGTGCAAAACCATTCCGCTGCCGGTACTTGAGTTGGGTTTTGTACAGGAAAAGGTGGGGTGGAACGCATGCTTTTAACTGCATATTCCATTTCATCAGTGGCAATAGCGAAACCAGAAAGGTGTGCAGTGCCTAAGCTTGAAGGTGTATATTCATGAAATTCTAATTCAAACAAACTTCCTTGCTCTGGTTTCACTTCATCAGTGTTTGGCTCTTGTTCTTTCGTCATCAACTTTTTTCCCCAAATCGAAGACATGCGGACCTCTTAAATTTGAACAACATCATAATGATTAGCTAATCCGCTACCCATGCTTCCTATACGTCTGCGGCATGCTCCCAATAACCTTACCGAAGATGAACACCCGGTTCATCTCGTCTTTCTCGATCGGGTCCCACGGTGAGTAGCTCTTGTTATCAGAGATAACCAGCAGCTTATCCTTCATCATTTGCAGACGCTTTACATGGGCTGTGTCGTCGTACAGAAACGCATAGATACCATCACCGTCGAAAGATTTAACCGTGATATCAACGAACAGCAGATCACCTGGTTCGATCGTTCCTGACATGCTGTCACCACGCACGTTAATGATGCGGATATTTTCTGCCTTCCTGCCATCGAACATGTGACGAGCATCGTCAAACGAGTACTCAACCGAGCGTAGAACTTCTACAAACTCACGGTTGATTACACCCGGCCCGGCACTGACTTCTATATCAAGAACGTCAATTTTGAAGTATTTGGAATGGCTGACAGCAGGCTTCCCTGATTGTTGACCGTCATTTCTCATCGGGCCTATGCCTGATGAGAGCCATTCTGTTCGAACACCCAATGCATTAGCTATTTCAACAATTTTTGTTGAGCCGCGCGCGTTGCCGCTTGTCAGTCTCCAGATTGTGGGTTGAGCTACGCCAGACGCCTTTGCAAGAGCGCCTTGAGACATTCCAGATTGTTCCATCGCTAGGTTTAAGCGATCAGCAAGAGTTTCTTTTTTCATAAGTTTTAATTTATACGCTTGCGTATTGATGGTCAAAACACGTTTTGCTATTGCTTGGGTTAATACGCATTGCTATTATTCATTCATTGCAATACCAATAGGAATTGATAATGACAAATCAAACCATTCAACTCGCAATCAGTATTACAGGTAGTCAAAAACGACTGGCAGATCTATGCGGTGTAGCCCAACCCACAGTTTGGCGTTGGCTACACGGTGGCGGAATTGATGCCCGCTATGTAATGAAAATTGTCTCAGCCACTGGTGGAAAGATTAAACCAGCAGATATTCGTCCCGACCTCGCACCATTGTTTAACGCGAGTAATTCTGCCGCCTAAACTGCGGCGTTAACTGATAAGGCAATGACTATGCAACCACTTACATACCAACAGACTAGCGGATTTAGCCCGACTGCGGTGATAAATCGTTCTCAAACAAAACAGGCGCCAGGCCACGAAAAAATCCGTGATGCCGTTCGCGCCTGGTCGGCTGCAGATAATCAGGATGTTGTTGCCGCACTCATTGTGAATGAGTATCGGGAGCAGGGCGGCGGCACCATCGATTTCCCTGATGATGTCAGTCGTGCACGCCAGAAGCTGTTCCGCTTCCTCGATAACAAATTCGATTCTGAAAAATACCGAAATAACGTGCGTGAACTGACCCCGGCAATTCTGGCGGTACTACCGCTGGAATATCGCGGCCACCTGGTTGAGCAGGATAGCTACATGGCTCGGCTGGCTGAAATGGAAAAGGAACTCAGTGAGGCAAAACAGGCTGTCATTCTCAACGCACCACGCCACCAGAAACTGAAGGAGATGAGTGAAGGCATTGTGTCGATGTTTCGTGTGGACCCGGATCTGGCTGGTCCACTGATGGCGATGGTCACCACCATGCTGGGGGCAATATGACAGGTTCGGAAATGGCGAAAGCCGGTCTGCGCGAACAGAACCGACTTTCAGGTGCAAATCGTAACACACTCATTGCGGGAGGAATTATGGCAAACACTGCTGAGATATTCAATTTTCCAGTGCCGGATGAGGCACAAAAGGAGCGGCGCGTGGCAGATCTCGATGATGGTTATACGCGCATTGCAAATGAGTTGCTGGAAGCTGTGATGCTGGCCGGATTAACACAGCACCAGCTTCTGGTCTTTCTGGCTGTCATGCGCAAAACATATGGCTTTAATAAAAAACAGGATTGGGTTAGCAACGAGCAACTTTCCGAATTAACCGGGATATTGCCGCACAAGTGTTCTGCTGCAAAAAGTATTCTGGTAAAGCGTGGGATTTTTATTCAGAGCGGGCGGAATATCGGCATTAATAATGTGGTCAGTGAATGGTCAACATTACCCGAATCAGGTAAGAAAAATAAAGTTTACCTGAAAGAGGTAAATTTACCTGAATCAGGTAAGAAAAGTTTACCCAAATCAGGTAAAGGCGTTTACCCGAATCAGGTAAACACAAAAGACAAACTAACAAAAGACAATATAAAACCTTTTTCGTCCGAGAATTCTGGCGAATCCTCTGACCAATCAGAAAACGATCTTCCTGTGGTGAAACCAGATGCTGCAATTCAGAGCGGCAGCAAGTGGGGGACAGCAGAAGACCTGACCGCCGCAGAGTGGATGTTTGACATGGTGAAGACCATCGCGCCATCAGCCAGAAAACCGAATTTTGCAGGATGGGCTAACGATATCCGCCTGATGCGTGAACGTGACGGACGTAACCACCGCGACATGTGCGTGCTGTTCCGCTGGGCATGCCAGGACAACTTTTGGTCTGGTAACGTGCTGAGCCCGGCCAAACTTCGCGACAAGTGGACCCAACTCGAAATCAACCGTAACAAACAACAGGCTGGCGTGACAGCCGGAAAATCAAAACTCGACCTGACAAACACAGACTGGATTTACGGGGTGGATCTATGAAAAACATCGCCGCACAGATGGTTAACTTTGACCGTGAGCAGATGCGTCGGATCGCCAACAACATGCCGGAACAGTACGACGAAAAGCCGCAGGTACAGCAGGTAGCGCAGATCATCAACGGTGTATTCAGCCAGTTGCTGGCAACTTTCCCTGCGAGCCTGGCTAACCGTGACCAGAACGAACTGAACGAAATTCGCCGCCAGTGGGTTCTGGCTTTCCGGGAAAACGGGATCACCACAATGGAACAGGTTAACGCTGGAATGCGCGTAGCCCGTCGGCAGAATCGACCATTCCTGCCATCACCCGGGCAGTTTGTCGCCTGGTGCCGGGAAGAAGCATCCGTTACCGCCGGGCTGCCAAACGCCAGCGAGCTGGTTGATATGGTTTACGAGTATTGCCGGAAGCGCGGGCTGTATCCGGATGCAGAGTCTTATCCGTGGAAATCAAACGCGCACTACTGGCTGGTTACCAACCTGTATCAGAACATGCGGGCCAATGCGTTGACTGACGCGGAATTACGGCGCAAGGCTGCCGATGAACTGTCCTGTATGACCGCACGAATTAACCGTGGTGAGGCTATACCTGAACCAGTAAAACAACTTCCTGTCATGGGCGGTAGACCACTTAACCGGGCTCAGGCTCTGGCGAAGATCGCAGAAATCAAAGCTAAGTTCGGACTGAAAGGAGCCAGTGTATGACAGGCAAAGAGGCAATTCTTCACTACCTGAAAACGCACCGGACTTTCTGCGCGCCGGATGTAGCTGCGGCAACAGGCGTGACTGTAACCAGCATCAATCAGGCAGCAGCCAAAATGGCACGGGCAGGAATCCTGGTCGTTGATGGCAAGGTCTGGCGAAAGGTGTATTACCGGTTCGCTACCAGGGAGGAGCGGGAAGGAAAGGTGAGCACGAACCTGATTTTCAAGGAGTGTCGCCAGAGTGCCGTGATGAAACGGGTATTGATGTTTTTGGGGGGGGTAGGGGTATAAGCGAAACGTTATGAGTGTGTGGGTATTCGTGCCATTGCGATGTGGTAGAGAGTGCTGAGGGCGTCATGGTTGTGTTGCGAAGACTACGTTGCACTTGAGCAGGATCTTGCAGAATTTGAGCGCGAGTTCCGTGTTGCTGATGCGACTATACCCTCGATGTAGAGGAACTTAATTAGCTGATTGTAATTCAATATGCCTACTAAGACCGGTTGGGTATGAACTAGTAAAGGCTGCAAAATCCTATAGAGTGTTAACGCAACCAAAAACGTTAAGCACGGAGAAAAAAACATGGATCCTAAATTACTGTATGCCACGTTTAAACGAAATGACGCACCAGCTTGGCGCTGCCCGAACTGTATGAATGAAACACTGGAGATTGTCGCTGATAGTTTTGTAGAAACTGATTCAAGCGCAACAACTCAGTTTAGAGATGAAGTATGGTTTGATGAGGAAATGTCGGGAGGAGTATTCAGTTGCGTGCTGCGCTGTACCCGCCAAGCCTGTCAGGAGAATGTTGCTTTGTCTGGGCAGGTTGTTGCTGTAGAATGCTTCAATGACGAAATGACGGAGCGTTGGTATGTTTCTGGTTTCCGTCCTAAGTATTTCTATCCACCACTTCCTCTATTCCTGTTTCCTGAAAAGTGCCCTGAAGATATAGCTGATCTCTTGGCGGAAGTATCAGCTCTGATCCCCTCGCACCCAGCTTCAGCGGTGAACACCATGAGAACCATACTGGAGATGATGCTTGATAGTCTTGATGTACCAAGAGAGAAAACAGTTAAAGGCAAGATAATACGTCTTTCTACGCATGAAAGAATCACAAATTATTCAGATAAACTGGGATCAAATAAAGATGCATTCATGGCGTTAAAGTGGTTGGGGAATCACGGCAGTCATGGAGGGATTAAAGTCACAAGGTCCTCTATTAATGATGCCTGCATTCTCATTGGTCATTTGATTGACTTCTTATTCTTAGAAAGCCCGGATGTAACTATTCATATTGAACGGATAAACAACGTGTATGCACCCAAAAAGGAGTAAAACGTAACGCCATGTCGAAGCGGAATATTGCCGCTAAAACACAAGAAGAGCGCGAGAAGGTTAACGTTGACCTTGCTGTCTCCTGAGTTACCTACAAAGAGCGCCTTAATATACCGGTTATTGCCGAAGCGGTGATGCGTGAGCAGCCTGAGCATTTGCGGGACTATTTTTTGGAGCGGCCACGACATTACCGCGAGCAGAGCATCGCGCTGCCCAAGGCATCCGCTCCTCGACATCTTAAGCAGGAAGGTGAAAAATGATAAGTGCAGAAGGACTGCAGCGGTTACTTAATTTATCGGAGCCTCCATCTGATGAACTGATTGATGTTTATCTTCAATTCTGCATGATTTTTCCTAGGGTCGAGCAAAGTTTTTTTGGTGGCTTTGCTTAGGGGGAAGACAGTTTAAATTATGCGCGAACGTTACTTGACGCCGGGATAAAGGTGCCCAACGAACTTTTTCACGATTTTAAGCAGAGATACATTTTGAACGGGGATGCGCAGGAAAGACTTGACGCCCTCTGTGTCGGTCGAGAGAGAGATAGGCGGGGAATAGTTAATGGACTTCAAAATGACGCAGCAACAGATCTAAACACCATGTCTACAGTATTAAAGATAGTTATAAGGATAAGAAATAACCTTTTCCACGGAAATAAAGACGCTTATCTTTTTGTTGATTCTCAAGAGCAAGCGCAACTATTGAGGTGGTGCGTGAGATTTCTCCAAGGATTATTAAATTAATCTACCTTTGATTTTCCATAATCAACCAGCAATAATAATGTCACCGGAGCCTGAACAACATCGGTGACTTCTGCGCTAAACGGGGACGTTTATGCGCACATACAATCTAAACTCTCTTTTGCTGTCACAGATGCAGAAATGCACCTGCGATTTTTTGCATCCAGCGTTTGACCTCTGCGGAGGTGAAGCGTGAACCTCCCACAAGACGGCATCAAATTACATCGCGGCAACTTCACCGCTATCGGCCAGCAGATCCAGCCTTATCTGGAGGAAGGCAAATGCTTTCGCATGGTGCTTAAACCGTGGCGCGAGAGACGCAGTCTTTCCCTGAATGCACTCAGCCACATGTGGTACAGCGAAATCAGTGAATACCTCATCAGCAGGGGTAAAACGTTCGCCACTCCAGCTTGGGTAAAAGATGCTCTCAAACACACATATCTCGGTTATGAAACCAAAGACCTGGTTGATGTCGTAACCGGTGATATCACCACTATCCAGTCGTTACGCCATACCTCCGATCTTGATACCGGAGAGATGTATGTCTTCCTGTGTAAGGTTGAAGCCTGGGCGATGAATATTGGTTGCCATCTGACTATTCCGCAGAGCTGCGAGTTCCAGCAGCTCCGTGACAAGCAGGAGGCGTAATGGCTACACCGCTTATTCGTGTCATGAACGGACACATCTACAGAGTATCAAATCGTCGTAAGCGTAAGCCTGAGCCGAAGCCATCCGAAATACCAACACTACTCGGATATACCGCTAGCCTGGTTGATAAAAAATGGTTGCGACTGGCAGCAAGGAGGAATCATGGCTGATTTGAGAAAAGCAGCGCGTGGTCGGGAATGCCAGGTAAGAATCCCTGGCGTATGTAATGGCAATTCTGAAACGTCTGTACTGGCACATATCCGGCTGGCTGGATTGTGCGGTACCGGTATCAAACCGCCAGACCTGATTGCCACCATTGCATGTTCTGCCTGCCACGACGAAATCGACCGCCGCACACATTTTGTCGATGCTGCATATGCAAAAGAATGCGCGCTGGAAGGTATGGCGAGAACACAGGTTATCTGGCTGAAAGAGGGGGTTATTAAGGCGTGAATACCTACAGTATCACATTACCCTGGCCTCCGAGCAATAATCGCTATTACCGCCATAATCGCGGGCGCACGCACGTCAGCGCAGAGGGGCAGGCATACCGCGATAACGTCGCCCGAATCATTAAAAACGCAATGCTGGATATCGGCCTGGCTATGCCTGTGAAAATCCGCATTGAGTGCCACATGCCGGATCGCCGTCGCCGTGACCTGGATAATCTGCAAAAAGCCGCTTTTGACGCACTCACTAAAGCAGGTTTCTGGCTGGATGATGCTCAGGTCGTTGATTACCGCGTTGTGAAGATGCCTGTTACCAAAGGTGGGAGGCTGGAACTGACCATCACCGAAATGGGGAATGAATGATGTTTGAGTTTAATATGGCAGAACTTCTTCGCCACCGCTGGGGGCGTCTGCGCTTATATCGTTTCCCCGGTTCTGTTTTGACCGATTACCGAATACTGAAGAATTACGCCAAAACCCTGACAGGAGCAGGAGTATGAAGTCAGAGATAACAATCAACTAATACTGTTTTGTTGATTTTTGCTTGTAATTGGCGTTCTGGTCTGATTTTTGTGGAGTAAGTTGATGCGTGATATTCAGATGGTTCTTGAGCGTTGGGGAGCGTGGGCGGCTAATAATCATGAAGATGTGACCTGGTCGTCCATTGCCGCCGGTTTTAAGGGATTAATTCCTTCAAAAGTAAAATCTCGCCCGCAATGTTGTGACGATGACGCGATGATCATTTGCGGGTGCATGGCCCGTCTGAAAAAGAACAACAGCGATTTGCACGATTTATTAGTAGATTATTATGTAGTCGGTATGACATTCATGTCACTAGCAGGTAAGCATTGCTGCTCTGATGGTTATATCGGGAAAAGGTTACAGAAGGCTGAGGGCATAATTGAAGGGATGTTAATGGCATTAGATATCCGGTTAGAGATGGATATCGTTGTTAATAACTCTAATTAATATGCCAATTGTTTACTAAAAATTATTAAAAATGGGGCGTTGCAACGCCCCCAAAAATAAAGGGTAATATATAACAGAAGGTTTATATAGTTAGAAGCAAGGTTGTGCTCCTAAAGGAAGTGGCTTGAGGGAGCCACTTATATGTTGGGGAGGCAAAGCCTCCCGCAACATATCTTTTTCGTAATCAGATTAGAACTGGTAAACCAGACCTACAGCAACGATGTCATCAGTGCTTACACCGAGTGCTTTAGTGAAGTCATTTTTGTCAAGCAGGTTGATTTTGTAATCAACGAAAGTAGACATATTTTTGTTGAAGTAATAGGTTGCACCTACATCAACATATTTGACTAAGTCCTGATCGCCCCATACTCCAAGATCCTTACCTTTAGATTGCAGGTAAGCAACGGACGGACGCAGACCGAAATCGAACTGATATTGTGCAACAGCTTCGAAGTTTTGAGCTTTATTAGCAACGAAGTGATCAGCAAATACAGTCATATTCTGGGTTTCAGAATAGGTAGTGGCCAGGTAAATGTTGTTAGCGTCATATTTCAGACCTGCGGCCCAAACTTCTGCATTTTTACCGGAAGCAAATACTTCAGGAAGAACTTTCCCTGCATTAACTTGAGTGTCGGTACGATCAGATTTCGCATAAGTTGCACCGATACCGAATCCTTCGTATTCATAGGTAGCAGAGAAACCGAAGCCATCACCGTTACCTTCGGTGTAGTTATCGAAATCGCTACGATCGTTTTTGCCTTGGTACTGAGCAGCAAAGTTCAGACCATCAACCAGACCAAAGAAGTCGTTGTTACGATAGGTTGCAACACCAGTGGTGCGACCAGTCATGAACACATCTGTTTGGGTCCAGGTATCGCCACCGAATTCTGGCAGAACGTCAGTCCACGCACCGATGTCGTATGCTACACCGTAGTTACGGCCGTAATCGATTGAGCCGTAGTCACCGAATTTCAGGCCTGCAAATGCAAGACGGGTTTTGTCTTTGGAGGAACCTTGAGATTCAGCGCGGTTGCCTTTGAATTCATATTCCCACTGACCGAAACCAGTCAGCTGATCGTTGATTTGGGTTTCGCCTTTGAAGCCCAGACGAACATAAGTAGTATCACCATCATCTGCATCGTTAGAGGAAAAGTAGTGCTTGGCATTAACTTTCCCGTACAGATCCAGCTTGTTACTGTCTTTATTATAAATTTCAGCTGCCTGAGCAGACATCGCCATCAGTACTGATGCAGCTACAGCAGAAATTGCCACTGTTAATTTTTTCATCGTGAGCCCTTTTTTTTGAACTATTATTAAAAAATGATGTCACTGCGCGATAAATATTCATCTAATCAATGTGATTATTTCAAGATGTAAGTTTTAGTTTCTCATTTAATTTGTGAAGTAGATCTCTATTTTTATCTGAACTTTTTCTATCGAAATCTATTTATGGCTCTTATTTGAACAAAAATAAATCTATTAGCTAATTTATATTAATGGCTGTTATTTATGGTGGTTCTATAATTCGTCTGTTTAATTTAAACCAGCTAAAAATAACACTGGAAATTATTTATTGGTTATTTGTTGAGGTTTTCTTATGTATTTGTGGTGATGTTTTGAACACTCGGTAGCATTCTCATAAATATCATTCAGTGGTTTACGTACGTAAAAAATTGGTTATGCTGTTAAGAGTGGTTACTTCGTCACACAGCTTAAACCCGCCGTCGAGCTGGTTTTTCCATTTTTTGAGTCTCGATATTAGCTGATAACTCAATACCTGAGTTATTCACTGACTCGGAGTCAGTTACGTTTCTGCTTTTTTGCGATACGTTGTATTCCCTCAATTTACACCCGCTTTGTCTGCGAGGTGGGGTTATGAAATTCATGGATAAGTTAACAACTGGAGTCGCCTATGGCACCTCAGCAGGTAGTGCCGGTTACTGGTTTTTACAGCTGCTCGATAAAGTCACTCCCTCACAGTGGGCAGCAATAGGTGTGCTGGGTAGCCTGGTATTTGGCCTGCTGACGTACCTGACAAACCTTTATTTCAAGATTAAAGAAGATAAGCGCAAGGCTGCGAGAGGTGAATAATGCCTCCATCATTACGAAAAGCCGTTGCTGCTGCTATTGGTGGCGGAGCAATTGCTATAGCATCAGTGTTAATCACTGGCCCAAGTGGTAACGATGGTCTGGAAGGTGTCAGCTACATACCATACAAAGATATTGTTGGTGTATGGACTGTATGTCACGGACACACCGGAAAAGACATCATGCTCGGTAAAACGTATACCAAAGCAGAATGCAAAGCACTCTTGAATAAAGACCTTGCCACTGTCGCCAGACAAATTAACCCGTATATCAAAGTCGATATACCGGAAACAACGCGCGGCGCTCTTTACTCATTCGTTTACAACGTGGGTGCTGGCAATTTTAGAACATCGACGCTTCTTCGCAAAATAAACCAGGGCGATATCAAAGGCGCATGTGATCAGCTGCGTCGCTGGACATACGCTGGCGGTAAGCAATGGAAAGGCCTGATGACTCGTCGTGAGATTGAGCGTGAAGTCTGTTTGTGGGGGCAACAGTGAGCAGAGTAACCGCGATTATATCCGCTCTGATTATCTGCATCATCGTCAGCCTGTCATGGGCGGTCAATCATTACCGTGATAACGCAATCGCCTACAAAGCCCAGCGCGACAAAAATGCCAGAGAACTGAAGCTAGCGAACGCGGCAATTACTGACATGCAGATGCGTCAGCGTGATGTTGCTGCGCTCGATGCAAAATACACGAAGGAGTTAGCTGATGCGAAAGCTGAAAATGATGCTCTGCGTGATGATGTTGCCGCTGGTCGTCGTCGGTTGCACATCAAAGCAGTCTGTCAGTCAGTGCGTGAAGCCACCACGGCCTCCGGCGTGGATAATGCAGCCTCCCCCCGACTGGCAGACACCGCTGAACGGGATTATTTCACCCTCAGAGAGAGGCTGATCACTATGCAAAAACAACTGGAAGGAACCCAGAAGTATATTAATGAGCAGTGCAGATAGAGCTGACCATATCGATGGGCAACTCATGCAATTATTTTGAGCAATACACACGCGCTTCCAGCGGAGTATAAATGCCTAAAGTAATAAAACCGAGCAATCCATTTACGAATGTTTGCTGGGTTTCTGTTTTAACAACATTTTCTGCGCCGCCACAAATTTTAGCTGCATCGACAGTTTTCTTCTGCCCAATTCCAGAAACGAAGAAATGATGGGTGATGGTTTCCTTTGGTGCTACTGCTGTCTGTTTGTTTTGAACAGTAAATGTCTGTTGAGCACATCCTGTAATAAGCAGGGCCAGCGCAGTAGCGAGTAGCATTTTTTTCATGGTGTTATTCCCGATGCTTTTTGAAGTTCGCAGAATCGTATGTGTAGAAAATTAAACAAACCCTAAACAATGAGTTGAAATTTCATATTGTTAATATTTATTAATGTATGCCAGGTGCGATGAATCGTCATTGTATTCCCGGATTAACTATGTCCACAGCCCTGACGGGGAACTTCTCTGCGGGAGTGTCCGGGAATAATTAAAAACGATGCACACAGGGTTTAGCGCGTACATGTATTGTATTATGCCAACACCCCGGTGCTGACACGGAAGAAACCGGACGTTATGATTTAGCGTGGAAAGATTTGTGTAGTGTTCTGAATGCTCTCAGTAAATAGTAATGAATTATCAAAGGTATAGTAATATCTTTTATGTTCGTGGATATTTGTAACCCATCGGAAAACTCCTGCTTTAGCAAGATTTTCCCTGTATTGCTGAAATGTGATTTCTCTTGATTTCAACCTATCATAGGACGTTTCTATAAGATGCGTATTTCTTGAGAATTTAACATTTACAACCTTTTTAAGTCCTTTTATTAACACGGTGTTATCGTTTTCTAACACAATGTGAATATTATCTGTGGCTAGATAGTAAATATAATGTGAGACATTGTGACGTTTTAGTTCAGAATAAAACAATTCACAGTTTAAATCTTTTCGCACTTGATCGAATATTTCTTTAAAAATGGCAACCTGAGCCATTGGTAAAACCTTCCATGTGATACGAGGGCGCGTAGTTTGCATTATCGTTTTTATCGCTTCAATCTGGTCTGACCTCTTTGTGTTTTGTTGATGATTTATGTCAAATATTAGGAATGTTTTCAATTAATAGTATTGGTTGCGTAACAAAGTGCGGTCCTGCTGGCATTCTGGAGGGAAATACAACCGACAGATGTATGTAAGGCCAACGTGCTCAAACCTTCATACAGAAAGATTTGAAGTAATATTTTAACCGCTAGATGAAGAGCAAGCGCATGGAGCGACAAAATGAATAAAGAACAATCTGCTGATGATCCCTCCGTGGATCTGATTCGTGTAAAAAATATGCTTAATAGCACCATTTCTATGAGTTACCCTGATGTTGTAATTGCATGTATAGAACATAAGGTGTCTCTGGAAGCATTCAGAGCAATTGAGGCAGCGTTGGTGAAGCACGATAATAATATGAAGGATTATTCCCTGGTGGTTGACTGATCACCATAACTGCTAATCATTCAAACTATTTAGCCTGTGACAGAGCCAACACGCAGTCTGTCACTGTCAGGAAAGTGGTAAAACTGCAACTCAATTACTGCAATGCCCTCGTAATTAAGTGAATTTACAATATCGTCCTGTTCGGAGGGAAGAACGCGGGATGTTCATTCTTCATCACTTTTAATTGATGTATATGCTCTCTTTTCTGACGTTAGTCTCCGACGGCAGGCTTCAATGAC